GTCTTCATCATGCCTTGCGACCCGCGCGCCCAAACGCCGGTTCCCGAAACGGTCATTTCCTTGGAACGGACCTTTTTGACCAGGTTGAACGGCAGCGATTCATCATCACAGTCGGGGATTTCGGTAGAGTCGACATTGGTCGTGCGGTTCACGGTGACGTCGGTCATCCCGCAGATTTTGGACCAGGTGGCCCCGCTATCTGTCGAAATTTCCAGGATCATTTCGTGAAATTCTTCGATCACTGCGGCGGTCATTGGCGCAACTCCTTACGCTTTGTTTAGCTTCTTGAGGGCGCGCAAAACAGCCCTCGAAAGGTTCGCCCGGATCCGCTTCTTGTTGGCGCGGTAGACCGGGAAAAAGTAAGGCGAAGCCGTTGCCGCGCCAGTTTCGCGACCTGTCGTCGCCTGCACACGTCCCTTTGTGCCAAATTCCAGCCATCTAGGCAAGTCAGCGATGCGTTTGTCGGTAAGAGGCTTGACCCGCACTTTCGCCGCGATCGTGCCATACCCCTTGCCGTTCGACCGCTGGCGGATCTGCATTTCCGCCGGCACGGCCTCGATTTGCGCCCGCACTTCTGCCGACGTGCAGAGCCCGCGCATTTCCTGCACCAGCTTGCCGGTTTCCTTGTCGGCCTGGGCGGTTACTTCAGTGACAATGGCGTCGGGAATCGCACGCATTCTGCGTTCCAGCTGTGCGATCCCCTTAACCATCGACCGACTCCTGTACCCTGAAGGCGATCTGAATCACACCGTGTGCCGTTTTGCCGTCGGGGTCGAGGAAGGTTTGAGCAAGCTGCATATATCCGGTCATGCGTGCATAAGGTTCGGCCATTTCGAACGGCACGTCATGAAGCGCCGCCTTGACCGCCGCGACAAGATCCTTGCACGGGTTCAGGCGGCCCTGGTCCTGCGACCAACAGTCCAGCTGGATGGTTTCGACGCTTGACGTGATGCACTCTTCGTCGGCCGGCACGATGTCGGACGGGCCAAACGACACGGACGGATATTCGCCGTCGGACGGCATAGCGTCATAGACGCGATCCCCGACGATGGCGGAAACGCCGGGGTCTGCGATCAGTATGTCAAAGATCGCCTTTTGCAGAGCCGACGACCAGCCCATGATTTACGCGCTCCGGCCGACGATCGCGATCTGATAAGTCGCCGCCGCGCCCGCACCGTTCGTGATCCGCAGTTCGTCGGTCGATCCGGCCGAAACTGCACCGATGCCGGCCGCGTCGCCCGCGCCAATGGCAAACCACCCGCCGGGCTTGATCGGGCCGACAGTCGGGCCGGTGCCGCCCAGGAAGCCTTCGAACGCGTTGGTCGCGCCGCCAATCGTCAAGTCGGTAGTGTTGGCGGTGCCGTCACGGGCCACGTTGATGACGAAGATCGCGACGACCTCGACCATGGTGATGGTCGAACCGAACGCATCGGACAGCGCGCCCGCCAGGTCGATATCATCGTCGGCACCGTCCGCGACCGTCCGTTCATCCATGAACAGAATGTCGGCCTTGTTCGCCGTCGTGCCGTCCGTGGTCTGAAGGGTTGCCTTCATGGTCGGATTGAAAACGTCGTTGCCGAAATCATTGGCCCCGCGTTGCGTCGCCGTGAGGCGCAGAAGAAAATCAGTGGTCAGGCTCATGTCGCGACTCCGCTTTCGACAGTGATGAAAATCCAATGCCGGTCTGTTATATCATCGACCGTGCGAATTTGATAGACGCCGGCGATCGGTTTTCCCGAACTGTCACGCATGAGCCGCCGCAGATCGCGCATCCGCCAATCCGCCGTGACGGACCGCATCGCGTCGCATTGACGGACGCGCACTTTGAACACTTTCGTGCCCGACATGCGCGCGGCCTCGATCTGTTCCGCGCCGCGCTGATAGATGAACTCGGCCCGGCAGTCGTATTGTTCGGACCAGGACGTTTCGCGCCCACCCTTGCCGTCAGGGATGGTCACAGGGGCGTCAAACGCGACCCACTCATTCAGCGCACCAGCGCCCCGGGGCATCAGAACAGATCCTTGGCGCGGCGATACGGCAGCAGCAGCATGCGCACGCCCATGGGTAGCGCCGCAAACGACTTGTCGGTCGCGGCCTCACGTTGTTCATACCACAACCCGACCAGCAGCAGCGCGGCCTGGCGGATCGCCGCGGGAACGGTACTGTCGCCGGCTTCGTAAGTGATCGTGAAAGCGTCGAGTCGGGCAAACGTTGACGGCCAGGTCGCCAGCGGCTCAAGGGTCACCGTGTCGATGCCCTCGATCAGCGAATAATCGCTGTCGGAAAAGGTCTGTGGTGCGTTGTCGAGGTCGTAATACGTCACCGACGTGACGGACGTGACCGGGCCGCACGGCAACCATGTGTCACCCGGCGGCGCGTCGGCTAGGGTCAGCGCCAATGTCTGCGGCAGCAGGGCGCGCCCCAGGATCCCGTCGGGGCCGTCGAGGTATCCCGCCGCGGCAGCGACGAGTCCGCTGATCAGCCCGTCATCATCGTCGAAGTCGACCCGAAGGTGCGCTTTGGCTTCCGCAAGGGTCACCAGTTCTGCAGTCGGGTCGACAGTGCGTGTGACGAACATTTAGCCGGGCATCTTTGCGGTTTTGTTTTCGGGCGCGGCGTTGTGCGCCTTGTTCTCGGGCGCGGCGGCGATTGCCTTGGCGTCCTCGACCTCTTTCAGGGCCGCAGCCTTGGCGTCCTCGACCTCTTTCAGGGCCGCAGCCTTGGCGTCCTCGACCTCTTTCAGGGCGGCCTTGTGCGCCTGGGCAACCTGCTGCATCGCCTTATGCGCGATCGCGGGGGTGTCGCGGGGCACCAGCTTGACGGCCTGTTCCCGCTGTTCTTCCTGACGCTTGGCCTCAGTGGCCGCGTCACCGCTGACAGTCTCGCCGGCTGCGTAACGGGTCGGGTGAATGTCGCCGGGTTTGACGAACAAAAGATCGTGTTTCAGTTTCATGACGGGAACCCCCTTGTCGATTTAGTAAAGGGGCACCGAAGATGATGCCCCTCTGACAAAATCGACCAATCAGGTCGCCGCGATATTGGCGGCAGCTGCGTCGGACGGTGCGTAGCGCGGGCGCTGCAGGAACCACAGGCCGTTGACAGCCGCGTCGGTGCCGGTCGTGCCGGTGACCACGGCGCGCACGTACTTCTTGACGCCGATGTAACCGATCGCGCCGACCGCGACAGTGTCGTCGGCGTCGTCGGTGACGGTCAGGTCGGATTCAAGGCCGATCAGATCGGCGTCGGCGACAGCAGTGAAATCGGCATCGGCGGTCGTGTCGGATTCCTGAATCTCGACACTGAAACCGGAAGCGGTGCCGGCGTCGGTGACGGTGCCGGTGCCGAAACCGAAGGTCACGCCCTGGTAGTCGGTGACGTCGATGATGTTGCCCTTGGCGGGCGTGGTTCCCGACAGCGTTGCGGCGATGCCCATTGCAACGGTCGTGATCGTCTTCATATCAGAAAGGTGCATTTCGCTTTTCCTCTTGACGTTGCGTTAGAGCGGGCCCCGATTAGGCCCGCCCCGGGTCGCCGATTAGGCGAACTTGATCAGCTTGATCGCGTCGAAGTCGGTCACACCGCCGCCGACACGTTCGGTCATGTAGAACAGAACATGCGGCTTCGCAGTGAAGGGGTCGCGAAGCATGGTGATGTTCGGATCCTTCACGATGGTGTAACCCTGTTCAAAGTCGCCGTAGGCGATCGACAGCGAGTTTGCGCCGATGGCCGGCATGTCGTTTGCCAGACGGACCGGACGGCCCTGAATGCGGCGGGTGTACTGGCCTTCGCCATTCATCATGCCGGTCATCAGGTAGGTGCCGTCACCATCCTGCAGCGTTGCCACGACAGCCGCCGTGGTGTTCTTCATCAGCCAGGTCGCATTTGCCTGGTAGGCTTCCTGCAGTTCATAGGAAGTCGTGACAAAGATGTTCGCCGGATCGGTGCCGTTGAACGCGCCCGACGCGCCGGTCGCCAGGTGCTGCAGCGTGTTCGCCGCGCGGGACTCGTCGACCGTGGTCGCGGTCGAATAGGACAGGAAGCCCTTGGGGCGGTCCTGACCGCTGCCGGTGACAAACGCAGTACCCTTGCCCCGGGCGAAGCGGTCGCGCGCCTGGTTGATGACGTAGGTTTCGACGTCAAACGACGCGTTGTCCAGCAGGCGCTGCGACACCTTCGGCAGGGCCGACAGTTCGTGCGTGGTGATGTCCACACGGTGAATGGTCGGGGTGTCGGTCTCGGCCCGGGTTTCGCGTTCGCCGGCCCATTCATAGCCCGCGTCGCCGCGCTCGATCAGCACCGAATAGGTGCCGCCCGACAGCGAAACGACAGTCGCCAGGTCTTCGATCGCCGACGTGCGGCGGTGACGCTTCTGGATGCCTTCGCGCATGCGGGGCGGAACCAGCCAGCCGCCATCCGAACTGGACTGCGTGTGCATGTCCTTGGTGTCGAACATGTCTTCGCGGCCCTTGCGCATGAAGCCGTCGACGAACATGTCGGCGGTCTTGTCGGCCTTCGTCTCACCGCCGGGCGCGCCCGGGCGACCAGCTGCGGTTTCGACCGCATCGACGCGCGATTTCAGTTCGTCGCGGGCCGCGTCTTCGGCGTCCAGCTTGGCCGACAGATCAGCAAGAGCCTTGTTCAGCTTGTCGGTGCTGACATAATCATCCTGCTTGCCCTTCATTTCGTCGACGATGGCGCGGGTGTCGGCCACGGTCTTTTCGGTTGCCGCGAAGGCTTCCTTGATTTCTTCGATGGCGCTCATTTTGAGTCCCCTTTAGTTCACGTTGCGATTGCGGATCCAATCCGCAAAGTCGTTGATTGCCGCTTCGTCTTCGCCAGCGTCCTGCATGGCCTTAACGGCTTCGATCCCGCCACCCATAAGGGCGCGGGCAACGGAACGAGAAAACCCAGCGTCCTGCATGAGTCGTTGTTCCATATCACGACGCGTCATTTCCGCGGCCTTGACCGCATCGACGCGCGCCGATTCCAGCATGGGGAACGTCACCAGGCTGATTTCGAACAGATCGACCGCTTTCAGCCGACGTTCGCCCCTGGTTCCCCGATCCGATTCCTTCGTGCGGTATCCGATCGACAGCCCGTCGATGGCCCCGGCGCGCAGCAGCGACAGCGTTTCCGCACCCTTCGCCACGTCGCGCAGAATGCGACCCTTAACCCATAGGCCGGTCGCATCCTCTTTCATTTCGTCCCAGACGCCGATCGGTGACCGCGTGTCGTGGCACCACAGCATCTTGACCTTGCGTCCCGACGCGATGCTTGTCGTGAATGCGCCCGGCATGACGGTGTCGCCGCCATTGTCGACTTCACCAAAGCGCGACGCATAGCCCGATACAGTGCCGTCGTCGTCGGCCTTCAGCTGCAGAAGTTCAGCCTTCGTTTCCATCCGATGCGCCTTTGTCATTCATCGCGCCTTGCGGCACTTGGTTCGCCCATTCCTCGGGCAGCGGGTTCAGGCCGACTTCAGCGCGAATTTCATTCGGCGTCATCCAGCCGGGTTGGCCGCCCGATCCTAGTGCCTTGGTATAATATTCGCCTTGATCCTTAAAGTCACCCCGCAAAAGTGAGTGTTCATCAAGATCGACGCGCAGACCGGACTTGTTGCCCAAGATGTCGCGGTCTGCGACCTCTTCGAACCGCTTCACCCACGGCATCAGCGCGTCGGTCACGTGGCTGCGGTTGAACGATTCCGCGCTGGCGAATGTCGATTGGTTGCCACTGTGCATCAGCTTGTTCGGATGCACGCGGAACGCCCGGGCAACCTCTTCGACTTGGAACTGACGCGTCTCAATGTATTGCGCATCGACGCTTTTCATGACCATCGACTCGAACTTGGCGGCCTGATCGAGGATGGCCACGCCGCCCTCGCCGTTCGGCCCGAATTTGTCCTGCCAGGTCTCGCGCAACTTTGTGCGCTGTTCCGGGTTCAGTGCGTTTTCAAACGACAGCACGCCCGACGGCTTGCCACCCTGTCCCGCAAGGCGCGAATGCTGCTTTTCCAGAGCCAGCGACAGGCCGATCGCTTCCCGGGCTGCGGAAATGGCCGGCAGCGCGCGCCAGCCGTCCAGCGACGGGCCGCGCAAATACATCACGGCCGACG